TTGGCGTACTGCATCAAGTCCTTGAACGCAGCCCGCTGCCCGTAGTGCCAGAGCGATTCCCGACACGCAAAGCCCAAATACAGGGCCAGTTCCGTCAGGGAGTGGGGGCTTTCAGTCTCGTCGAAGTAGCGGTCGATGGCATCGGCCATCTTGTCCGGGTCTTCCCACTTCATCCGCCGGTGAATGTCCCAGCCCAGTCGAAGGGGGTGCTTACTGACCGGCTCGGACTCCGGCATCTTGCCGCTTGGAACCGCTGCTGGCTTTGCTGGCTTTGCTCGTTTCGACATCCGTGCCGCCTTAACAAAACAATCCAATCCATTCCAGGCCGGTCGCCCAGGCCCAACCAGCCCGGACGCGATGTCGAACTCGTCCCAACGAGCAACGCCCGTAGTATACCACATTTCCGGGTTTGCAAGAGAAATTTTGGAATTTTCTTTGCCGGACCCTCACCCCCACACCTCCAGCACGTTCCGAGGCCGAATCGCCGCCGGCATCGACATCAGGTCCATCCGAATCCGCTTGCCCACCAGCCGGCCATCGTTCGCCCGGTACAGATCCCCGAGCGAGGCAAACCCGTACTCCGGGCCACTCTGCTCACGACGGAACTCCCGATTCGGTGGGATGTAGTCGTCGTCAACAGCCACGACCACGGCCCGAACCGCATGCGTCCCCGGCACCCGCATCGCACGCTTCTCCCTCGCCCGAACCCCCTCCCGCTCCAGCACGCACATGGGACACAACCCCAGCACATTCCGCTTCGTCGTCACAAACTCCACACCACACGGACACGTCTTCTGAACGTCCTTCGGTAAACCAGTCTTGCCCATCGTCAGTCCTCCAAAACGTCAACCTTCCATACCCGGTTCACGAGGACTGAACTCCTCGTCTGGAATCGGCTCCTCTTTCCGCTTTCGGCCCTTCGTCTCCTGAACCAACAGACCTTGCTCCGCCAGTTTTAGGCTCTCCCCGTGCCAGATCACACCCACGCTCGAACCGTGCCCAGGGCCGTTGCGGGCCTTGAATACATGCAGGATGCGATTGACAGCCACCTCGAATGTTCCGCACCCAGAACGCACCTTGACCCGCTTCGGCGGCTTGTACGACTCCAGCCAGAGAATCGTCTGACTGAACCGCTGGAACGCGGCGCCGCCCGCCATATCGTCCATGCTGTACATCCCACCCCCCTTGCCCTTGCGTGGATGCGTCACCAGCACAACGGAACACTGGTACTCCCGAGCAATCCCCTTCATCGCGAAGATAAATCCACTGTCCGCAACCCACACGTCCCGGACGGGTGATACCGCCGTCACCGGGTCGATCACAATCACCCGAGCCCCCTCCATCGCCCGGGCCTGCGTCCACTGCACGAGACTCGCATAGTCCACCTGCTCACGCGGAGCATCGTAGATCGCCCGGCCAATCGCATTGAGCAACGCATTGTGGGCTTGATACGCGGCCCGAACCTCCTCGGCATGACCCCGGACCCACTCATCATTGAGCAACTCGGCGTTCTCGCACTCCTGGGCCAGCAGCCGATTCAGGTGGTACGCCCGGTCCTCCTCCAGCTCGAAGATCGCCGTCCTCACCCCCATCTCATGCCAGTGCCGCACGCATTGCAGCAGGGCAAACGACTTGCTCGCGCCCGGCGCCCCGCAGAACAACGACACCGTGCCCGGCAGCAGGGCCCGCGTCTGCATACCCACCTGCTCCCAGGGCCAGGGCACCGCGGAACGCCGGCCACTGATCGTCGCCTCCAACATCTCAGCCAGTTCCGCAGCCGCCCCCAACGGCGTAGCCACGTCCAGCACCGCACTGACCGCCTGATGGGCCTGGGCCAGGTCCATGCCCTGTACAAAGTCGGCCACATCACCCTTGGCCGCGAGGTTCAGGCCCTTCGGGTCCACCCAATATACACCCGTTGGTGGCTCCAACTTGTCCAGAATCCCGGCCACATCCTGCATGTGCTTGATCCCACCTTCGTCGTTGTCGGGCCACAGGATAACCGTCTTGCCCGCCAACGGTGCCCAGTCGGCATACGCAGCCTTGCCGGCACCCATCGGACTCGTCGTCCCCACATGGCCACAATGCCGCAGAGCATGGACGCACTTCTCGCCCTCGACCACGCACACTACTTTGGCCTCAGCCACCTGGATACGGTTGTAGAGTGGCATCTTGCCTTCTGGGCGCTTCAAAATCCACCCACCATCCGCAATCGGACTCACCTGCCAAAAGTGCTTTTTGCCATTGCTGTCCCGATACCGGATGACAACCAGGTCCGCAGCCCGCGTCTCCGGATTGGTGTATGTGTACTCCGCCTCCATACTCCCCGGCTTGAGCATGGCCTTGATCGTCGCCAGATCCGCGTAGACCTTCGGCGGATCGGGTTCCTGGGCATGGGCTTTGTGCGGGGTGTGTTGGGCTTTATCCCCATGTTCCTTGAGCACATCCTCGACACTCTTGCCCTGGGCATTCGCCACCACGTCGAACACATCCCCGCAGAATCCGCACGAGGCCGCATGGCATTTGTACCGCCATACGCCGTCTTTTTCGTACACCCCGCCCGATGGATTCTGGTCCTCGTGGAAAGGGCAGACAATCTCCCGGCCATCGGCCTTGATCGTGGCGCCGGCGGCTTTCAGTTCGCTCAACAGGTCGCTCTTACTCGCGTGGTTCAGCATGGATCGTACCTCGTCATCTCGTGGGCCAGGCCCCAAAAGTGATGGATTAAGTCGGCATCGTCTACGGGCCATGACCCACCAGGGTAAAAGCCAGACATCCGCTGTGTGAAATTGCCCGTGTCGTGGCAAAAGTCCAGACGTGGGGCACTGTCGTTGCATGGGTAGCCGTGCATGGGCTTGCCAATGGGTGATATGCCCCACCCCGGGCCTCCCCAACATCCGTCATCACCGACACCATCCCAATCCCATTCACACAGCCACCCCAAATACATCTGGCTCGGGTTGTTTGTCGCACACCATGGACCTAACCCCAACACGAGCATCTCATCTCTGCACCCACTACCCATGAGTCTGTCAAACAGGGCCTCACATGCATAACTGATCGGCTTGACCTCAACGAACACCTGATTACCTTTGTCACCCAACAGCACGAAATCCGGAAACCACCCGTTGAAGTCCGCAGGCTCGTACTCCCATCGCCACTTACACATGTCAAAAAACGCCGCCCATCGGGCTTCGAGCCGTGACCGGAACCTGTAGCCCTTGTAGAACGTCTCGACGGCACCGTAGGTGTATTGCACTTCACTGCCCATCACCTTCCTCCTTCGCCGGCCCGTACTTCCGGTCCATCGCCGCCATGGCCTCGGGCGGTGTCTCGTGATTCGCCAGCCACTCATCCCCGAGATGCGGATAACCATCCGGATCGATTTCCACACCCTCGACGCGCTCCGAACCCGATGGGGGGGATAAGAGGGGGTTCTTAGTTCTCTTCTTCTGCTTCTGCTTCTGCTTAGGCTGACTATTGCTGACATTGCTGACGTTTGCTGACGTTTGCTGACCGTCAGCACAATCAGTATTCTGTTGTTTTTTCTTCTCTCTTTGTCGTTGTTGTGCCTCTCGGTTTTGTTTTCTCCGTTGCTCTAAGTCCCGCATATCTCGGTACTTAAGGTAATTGACGATACGGTAGAGGAATTGGCCCTCCTGGATCAGTCGGCGGCCGTCTTCGTCTGGTGTTCGGCTGTTTGGGTCTGGTGTGCACAGGTGGGTGATTGCCTGTTCTACGTGGTCCTTTGGGTCTCCGAAGAGGCACGCGAGGAGTGTTGCGTTGAGCTCGACATACCCGTCAGCATCGCAATTGCTGACGGCGTATGACATCAGATTATGTACAATGGAACCGGCACCCATCAAGCTGCCAGTCCACATTGACGGGAAGATTTTGCCGTACATGCCCGTGCTCTCCAATAGGTGTTAAATATGGCGGCGCCGCCGTGATGGCCGCATGACAGAGGAGGAATGCGCACGGCGGGCCGCGACGATTGATTATAGCAGTGAGATAGCTGTCATGTTGGCCATGTGGCTGATGATGCTACGGGGTGTGGGGTGTGTCATGGGGAATTCTGAGATTTTT